ACTTGGCAAACTGGACTTGCCAGAGATGAAGGTGTGGGTGAGCGTGCCTGTGCCCGTGGTGGTGGCGCTGCCCAGCAGAGCTTTGAGCCACATGCCGATGTTGCGCACGTCCACGGGCACGACCATGTCGCCTTCGACCTTGATCACATCTCGAATTGGCGCATTGGGCTCGCGTCCCAACCCAATCAAGTCGTTCGCAATCAAGCCCTGCTCGGAGCCGAGGGTGGTAGAGACAAAGGGCAGCTTCCAGTAGTCGCCCACTGGGTTGCTGCCATAGGTGGTTTCGAACGCGGCCAAGAGGCTGGCGTTCGCGCCGTAGGCACGGGCCATGAGGTTTCTCCTTGGGAAATTGGTTTCAGTTCAGCGGACCTGAGCTGCTGTAGTGCAGGACCACGGGTAGCAAGCAAGCCTTGATGCCACTGACCCCATCGGGTGCCAATTCATCGAACTTGGGTGGGCCGATTTCGGCGTACTCGATGACGCCGCCAAGCGTGCGGTCCGCTTCGATCAGGGCTGCCAGTTCGACCAATAGGCCGTCCATGCGCTTATCGCGCTCGCTGGCATCCGGGTCGGCGACGAACAATTCGATCGCCACCTGGTGCTGCCAGTGGTAGGTCAGTGGCGAGAGCGACACCTCAGGCTCGCCCATCTCGCCGTCATGCAAGACGGCCATGGCATGCTCTGACAGCCTCTCGGGTAAGGATGCGTTGCGTTTGGTCATCACACCCAGAGACATCTGTCCGAGCACAGCGAACAGTGCGCCGATGGCGCTCTCACGTTGACTGGGTCGTTGGCTCATCAGCTTTCACCTTTGCGTTCAGCCTCATCGAAGCGGTTGGCGATCCGGTTGGCCAGCGTGCTGACCCAGCGGCGCGAAGCACTGTCGATGTCAAATTTCTTCTTGAGGGTCACCTGCGGCACCAACAGAAACATCGGCACCGTGACCAGGCCTCGGCCGCTGGCTTGAGCCTTCTGCGAGGCAGCGGAGAAGCCGCCACGCTGGCCCTGCCGAGCACGCTGGTTTTCGGCAACGAGGAGCGAGGGCTTGCCCCGGCGGTAGACAAAGCGCAGGCGCTGGCCGCGGAGTTTTTCCCAAAGACCAGGGGTCATGCGCTTGCCACGGGGGCCTTTGCCTGCAGCGGGTAGCGGGATCGCCAGCCAGAAGCCGTCTTTGGAGCGGATGGTGACACCCTCGCTGTGGGCACCCACCACTTCGGGGGCTCGGCTGTAGACCAGGCCCGCTGCCTTGATGCTCATCTGGCCTTTGGGATAGACCTCGCCGCGCCAGGTGTTGGCCAGGCGCTGGCCCAAGCCCGCACCGGTGATCTGGTTGCGCAACTCGGTCTTGAGACCGTCGGTCGCCTCGCGGATGGACTGCGTCACAGCCTGCTCGGCAATGCGCACTTCATCCGCCAACATCTGGTCCAGATCGCCGGACAAGGCAGCCATCAGCCTCATACAAGTGCTCCGGTCAGGGTCCAGATCAGGCGATCACGATCGGCCAGCGGCTCACCCACCACCTGATAGGTCTGACCAGCGAAGGTGAAGCGTTCCCCCTCGCGGGGAGACATCACCTCTCGGGCCATCACATCAAAGCTGTGGGTTGCCAGCGCCAAGCGCGTCTCACCGAAAGACTCGACGACATCGGCCTGCTTGGAGATGAACCGGGTGGCGATTTCTCGGCCATCCGCCAGCCGGTAGGTGCCAGGCACCCCCAGCCGGGCAAACAGACGCACCACTGCTCGCTCAAAGGCTGCTTGCATGAATCAAGCCGTCAGCTTGATCAGCACACCCGGGCGGTGGCACATAGGCAGCGGATTGCTCTGCGTGTGCAGGTCAGTGCCTCGGTCGAACTGGCGCGGCGCCTGCTTGGCGTAGACCGGCTGACCCAGAGTGTTGACCGTCTCGTTGAAGTCCGCTGGCGCGAAGTAGGTGCCGAAGGTGTCGACTGTGCCCACGGGAAAGCAATGCGCTTCACCGTCCGCGATGAACTTGCGCACCGTGCCATCGGCCGAGCTGGCCTGACCCCGGTATTCCTCGAAGGTGATGCCGCCGTAGGTAAAGCCGGTGCGCACGTCTTCGCGCAGCCAGGCACCTTCCTGGAACCGGGTGTAGGACTCCACCACATTGGCGTGGCTGGTCAGGGCCTCGAAGAAGGACGGAGAGCACAAGCAGCGCACGCCGGTCATGAATTCGCCCTGCAGAGCTTTTTCCATTTCGCCAAGGACCTTGACGCATTTGTTGCGCACATTGGTCTTGGCATCCGCCAGGCCCAACGACATCGTGGTGGCATCGATGCCGAACTCGTCGTAGAGGTTGTAGATGGTCGAACCATCGGCATCCAGGATCTCGCCTTTCAGGGCACCCATGCGCAGGTGCTCCAGCGTGATCGCGTGCTTGTTGCGCATGGTCTCCAGATGCCGGGCCAGCACACCGGCCAGGGTTTCGAGCTCGGTTTCCGAACCAAAGGCACGGATGCCCTGGACCTCTTCGGGCAGCACCACGTCGTCGTGCGGGATGTGAGGAATGACAAAGGAGCGGACCTTGCGCTTGCCACGCGTGCCCACAGTGCCAGGCGAGCCTGGGGGCATGGTGGGCAGCAGGTTAAGCACGCCGTTGCGCTCTTCGATGATGATTTGCCGAAAGCGCGTGGGCTTGGCCGGAAAGAGGTTCAGGTCTTCCAGCCGGCCGTAGCGGTTGGGCACCAGGTTGATGGCGGCCGTGAGGTTGGCCATGCTGAAGGCCGGGTTGGCAAAGAGGTTCTGCATATGAGGCTCCAAAAATGACGAAACCCGCGCAAGCCAGACGGCCAGACGGGTTCGAGGGAATGAATGGGTTGGGTAACAGGCGGATCAGAGGCAGGCTTTACGCACTCTCACGCACCAGCACGCCACGCTCAGCCAGTTGCTGCTCGTAAGCGGTGCGCTGGGCACCGGTGAGTGCAATCGGCCAGACCAGCGCGGTCTTGGCGACGATGGCGTGGCGGGCGATCAGGATGGCATCCGACCTGTCGGCGTTGGTGGCATCGACGGCGTTGGCCAGGACGCCAATGGCGGACTCGGTGCCGTCGGTGGCAGCGGGGTCAACGGCGTAGTGCTTGCCATCGCTGGTGTTGCGACCGAGCACTGTGCCCAAGGGCAGGTTCTGGCCGGCGGCGATGGTGGCGACCTCGCGGGAATAGCGGTTGGGTGCTTCGTACTTCAAGAGATCGGCGAGGTTGTTTTGTTCGGTGATCGCGGGCATGGCGGATTCCTTTCTCAGGCTTGAGCGGTGAGTTTCTTGACGGCCGCCACGATGGGCGAGGTCTCAGGGCGATCGAGCGACTGGGTGCCCGCGTCCACGGTGATCGTCGAGCGGATGTCGGCCGCATCGGACTGCGCGGCACGAGCGTCGATCAGGACGCGGCGCACATCGGCTTGAGATTTGCCAGCAGCGATGAACTCGGCCGCGCGATCGGGGCAGCCGGCCAGCAGGCACAGCTCGGCAATCGCCTGTGCGGTTTGCGTGACTTCGCGCTTGGCTTGGGCAACCAGTTTTTCTGCTTCGGCCATATCGATGGTGTCGGCCACGGGGTTTTGAAGGGTGTCCTGGGGGTCAGGCATGGAAATCTCCTTGTGGGGAAGTGCCGCCTCAGCACGGATGACGCCCCGCACCTGAGACGGCGAATGGTTACGGGCGTTAAGAAACTGATGAAATTGGCTGAAGGTGGCGTCCAGCGTCTGGACACCATCGGCAAGGCCCTGGGCCACGGCATTCGTGCCGAAGTACAGCCCAGCCTCGGTGGCGCGCACGGCAGCGAGATCCAGGCCGCGCATGGCAGCCACGTGTTCGGTGAAGATGGCGTAGAGCCGATCGACCTCGCCCTGCAGTTCGGTCTTGGCCGCATCCGACAAGGGCTCATGCGGTGAGTAGTCGTTCTTATGCGCACCGGCCGTGATCGCGGTGAAGTGGTAGCCCTCCATGGCGTCCTTGACCGACTGGTCAACATGCAAGGCGATCACGCCAATGGAGCCGACACCACCGGTTTCTGTCACGAACAATCGCTGCGCGCTGGCGGCAATCGCATACGCTGCTGAGTACGCGGCGTCATTGGCCACCGCCCAGACGGGTTTGAGCGCTGCCACTTCGCGCACACGGCGGGCCAACTCGAAACTGCCCGAGGCCTCGCCACCGGGTGAGTCGATGTCGAGCAAGATGCCGCTGACCTGGGGATCGGCCAGGGCCGCATCGAGCATGGCAGCAATGTCGCCGTAAGAGGTCAGGCCCGAAGCGGCCTCCATGCCAAGCGATCGCTTCACCAATGATCCGTGGATCGGGATTACCGCAATGCCCTCGGGAGCAGTGGCTGCGGGTGGCCGTTGGTACACGGCCATATCCATGGTTGGCATGGACGGCATGTCAGCCATGCCGATGCGCTGACCGACGACAGAAAGGATCACATCCAGCTTGGGTCGGTGGATAAGAAGTGGCGTCCCGAACAGGCGGGAAGCAAGATAAGTCATGGTTGAGCGTCCTGGTTGTCGTTGGGTGCAGCCATGGGATCGGCTGAAGACGCGTCAGTGGCCTGACCGTCTTGGGTGTCATTGGGTGCCGGTACGGGCGCCTGGTCATGCCGAGCATCGGAGTCAAAGACCAGGCCCAGCGCATCGGCCCGGGCGTTGTCGGCTGCGATTTCCCGATCGACGTCCTCGGCGTCATAGCCATTGCCAGAAATCGCTTCTGAGCGGCTCATGAGACCTGCCCGAATGGCAAGCTTCATGGCGTTGAATTCCTTTTGCGGATCAACCCAACTCCAGCCTTGCGGAATCCACTTGGCGGCCTGGTAGGCGCGGCGGTCTTTGCGATAGCCAGGCAAGTCAATGGCTGCTTCGAGCACGGCCTGGTCCATCCAGGCACGCCAGATCGGTCGGCACAGTTGGTGCACGATCACGCCGTGCTGCAAGGCTTCGCAGCGTCGACGGAACTCCAGCAGGCCCGCCCGGATGGATGAGTAGTTCACTTGCGTCAGATCGCCTGTGAGCATTTCGTAGGTGATGCCCATGGCCGCAGCCACCGCTCTGAACTGCTGACGCATGAATTCGGCATAAGAACTGCCAACGTCCGCCGGTGCCGAGAACTTGATGTCTTCCCCAGGCTCCAGGATCTGCAGCGTGCCGGGCTCCATGCCAGCCAGTGCCACGCCATTCGCATCGGCCGCCGACTCGCCCATCAGGTTGTCTTCTGGGGCCATGCGGGTGATGAAACCGGCAAACATGGCTGCGGTTTTCTTGCGCACCAGTTCGGCGTCGTCGTATTGATCCAGTTCGTTGAGCTTGACCAAGGCCCGCGTTAGCCACGGCTCGCCTCGGATCTGACCAGGGCGCAAGGGGCGGAACAGGTGAATGACTTCAGAGGCATCCACACGCACGGTGTCCATGCCGCCCTGGCTGGACATCGGAGCCAGTAACCCGTCGTTGGGGTGCGAGCGGTACAAGTGGTACGCCACCCGACGACCCAGCCGGTCGAACTCGATGCCGGACCGGATGACATTGCCGCCGGGCAAATCCCGGTTCATCGTGGTCG